TAGATTTATCACACTATAAACTGCATTACTCATCAAACTCATCTGCAAACTTTGGAGATGCTTCTACATTAGTAAAGGTAGAGAAGATTGCTAGACCAGCTACGTCTGTTTCCTTCCCTGCACTTGCTGGTAAGTTCTTTGTGTCGTCTGTAGATAAAACAGGTAACGAGAGTACTAATGCAACTTCTGTTGTTATTGCGAGTAGTGAACTACCACAGTTAGGTCAGTCTGATACAGATACAGAAAGCACAAGTTTTAGTGGAGCTAAGACTAACCTTACTGCCTCTGGTGGTAAGCTATTTATGACTAGCTTTGCTAATGCAAATTCCACTGGGGTCTACGATTTTGATCACGGAGGAAGTAGTTATTTTGATGTAGGTACACCTCGTACAGTTAGATTATCCTATGCTATTACTGTATCTCGTAAACATCAAGATGCTGTTAATGGTGAAGTAAACTGGGACGACATACCTAACAACTGGGATACTTGGCCTAACAACTTCGATACTTGGACTGATGAGGATGCAGAGTTCTCTGACTACGCTGTTGTAGTAGAAGCTAGAGCCGCAGATACAGTAAATAACTTATCTAGTGCAACTTTTGTAGATGCTTCTGGAGAGATAGTAGGTAGGTATGTAGAGTTTAGAGCAACCCTTTCTAATACTGGCCCTAAAATAACCCCTAATATATCGGCACTTAGTGCCACAGTGGAGTACTAATATATGTCACAACATGACTTTTCTATAGCTAACCAGACCGCTAGTAGCGCAAGATCTGATATAAACAATGGACTGCAAGCTCTTGCTAGTAATAATAGTGGGACTTCAGCCCCCTCAACAACTTATGCTAATATGTTTTGGTACGATGTAACTAATAACATACTTAAGATAAGAGATGAAACCGACAGTTCTTGGATAGATGTAATATATTTGAACCAATCTACAGGTGTGGCTTCTATACTTAACGATACGCTCCTAGTTACATCAAGTGGGTCAACAACTGGACTTCTGGGAGATCAGTCTAGTAGTATCTGGAATACAGGTACAGGTACAACTGAGAGTTTAGTTTCTCCAGCTAAACTTACTAATGCTATTAGTACATATTTTAACGCTAATAGTGTAGGGTACAGTCAAACTTGGCAATCCCTCGGTGGTTCTAGATCAGCTAGTACATCTTACCAAAATACTACATCAAGACCTATACAAGTAGCAATAACTTCTTCTAGTGCAGGTGATGTGCAGGTGTCTACAAATGGTAGTACGTGGGTGACTATACAAAATGACATGGGTATCCCCGGTTCATCAAGAAACACGATAGCTTTTATTGTACCAATCAATCACTACTACAAGTCTACCAGTAATTTCGAACATTGGGCAGAACTAAGATAATGGAAATGGCAGATTTATGGAGTAGTGTCCTAACACTAGGTATTGGCTTTATAGGATTTACTTTGAGGGGTTACGTAATAGAGTTAAGTAGACTTCGTATATTACTAAACAGAACTAGAGAAGAGTATGTCACTAAGGTTGACTCAAATCAAGTCCTTGGTCAAATAATGAGTAAGTTTGATAGGATAGAGGAAAAGCTAGATAGACTCGTGGAGAGAAAATGAAACACTTACTTATACTACTTACCCTACTAATTGGTAGTACTGTATATGCTGACGATACAATTAAGACCGACACTAACAGTACAATAACTTCTAATGGGTCTATGGAGACTACAATCAATAGTCCACCACCTTCTGCTATATCACCACAGATAAGTGCAAGTAACTCTGACTTATGTACTGTAGGTGTTGCTGGTGCTGTGCAAACACAAATACTTGGCATCTCTGCTGGTCGTACAGTACGTGACATGAACTGTGAGAAGCTCAAGAACGCTAAGACTATGTATGATATGGGAATGAAGGTTGCGGCTGTATCTGTAATGTGTCAGGATTCTCGCGTGTTTGAAGCCATGCTCAACGCGGGGACTCCCTGCCCCAAGGATGGGTTGGTGGGAGATAAAGCTAGGTTAGCTTGGGAAATGGAAGCAGTTGAGGAAGCTATAGAACGCGACCAGAACAATGTAATCGAGAGGATGTTCGATGAAAATGGTGAGACAAAGATTGGCTTGGGTGTTATTTTTAGTAGCCTTGCCTTCTTATTGTTACTCTGAACCTTATACATACGGGACAACAGGTAATGCCGCTAGTGTTTCTCTAGGTTGGGGTATGGATAGTATCTTACCTAGCATTGCTGGTGTAGACATAAACGGACTTCTCTATAGATACACTACAATAAAAGATCCAGATGCAGACATGAAGGTACACGTTGGTAATTTTAACGCTGATGGTAATGGATATATATTTAGAGAAACAGATGACTGGTCGGGGGTAGCTGGTAATACCATTGTAAAGTCGTTTCCAGTTTCGAACATTCCAGCTTCGTCTTGGGGTACAGGTTCGATTGAAGTTGAGGGAGAGGGCAGAGTGGAAGATGCAGTTGTTATATATACCTACAGGGTAGACAAGTGCTATGACCCACAGTCTGATCCATCATGTGCTGGTTATGTAAAACCTATTCCAGAATTACCAGAAGTAGTTGTATATGATGCACTAGAAGATGACGCTGTAGTTGACACACTAGAAGCTGACGAGTTCCAGTACGACGAGGATGGTAAGCTAATACTTTCTGAAGAAGAGGAAGAAGAAGATACACGTATAGAGATGGGTCTAACAGCATCTGCTAATGCTCTAACTATATTTAAGGCACAAGGTCAAGATGACATTATCATGGCTATTAACCAACAAACTAATATCGCTATGTACTACAATGCTAATATAAACGGCGGTACATTAAATGACGCGGCTGGACTACAAGATGGTACAATACCTGACAACAAGAAAGCCCTAAGAAATAATTTAGCACAACAGATACTGCACGAACAAATGGTCGATATGCAGTATGATAAATGAGGTTTAATATGAAGTATCTAGTAACAGCACTATCCCTATTCGCTTTACCTGCACTAGCAAACGTACCAATAACAGGTACTGTAGAAGCTAAGTGTGTAATACAAACAACTAAAGATGGGGTTTACGGAAACCCTATAGCTAGTAAGTTAAGCACTACACCTGCTGATGGTGGAGTACTACCTATAATCAGGTTCGATGTATCTCTAGCAGACAGCTACACAGCTAACATAACACACCCAACATCCTTTAGTACCTCTCCTACTTTGAATGATACAGTTGCATGGACAGGTAGCACAAGTGTAACACAAACATCTGTTGCTGGTATGTCAGCTTATGAAGCCGCTAAGGTAGTGGTGGAAAACACAACAATCTTTAATCTAACACTCGCAGGTTCAACATGGTTTTCTACTGCATCAAGTGCTACTTACGGTTCATCTAAACCTTTCGTCGGAGGGGTCTATACTGCATTAGTACAGGCTAGTTGTATTGCTAAATAGGCTTATACTACTCTTTCTGTTATGGTCATTTTCCACCTCAGCACACGAGATGACACCAGCTTATCCCGAAGTTAAACCTTCTCATGTATCTGGTGTAGTTAAAGTAGAGATGTCTATATTTAACTCTAGGGAAGAAATAGAATGGTATCAGATAGAGTTGTTTGATTTAAACTGGACGAACATACCCTTTGCATCCTCATACCGAATTATAAATATAGGATACAAAGAGAGAAAGTCTTTTGATGTATATATACGTAAGTCTGATATGGACGAAGCTGTATACTTATGTACTACATCAAAAGTAAGAAAGACTAGCAAGTCTAGAACTCTTGTTTCTTCTAGGATATGTTCGAGATTAGATGGTGAACCCGCATGAGATTATTATTTACCCTTTGTTTTGTAGCTAGTTCTGCTGTAGCAGATAGTAGTTCCCTTTCATTAGCATTACCTAACCCACCTATGAACTATCAGTCGGACTCATTTTCCACTGGTAACATGAGGTGCAGTAATGCTGTTGGTGGGGGTGTAAACCTTGAGTACGGTGTAACAGGTGTACTATCAGGCTTAGATACAAATAGCAGGGGTAAAGATATTGGCGTGTATGCTAGGATTGTTATACCACTAGATAAACCAAAGGCTCGTATAAACTGCGACGACCTTTATCAAATAGAGTTAGCACAACGTAGGTTAGAGATACAGAAGCTACGAGATGAACTAGAACAACTAAAGAGCCTACAAAATTCTGGTGGTGATATGGAGTTTGAGAACTAATGGATACTACCAAGATAGCAGATAACATTGATGGTCTAGCAGACCGTGAGTTCAAGACAGGTGGAATGAAGTTATCATTCGGATCTATCATGGCTATATTTGCTTTCCTATCTACTGTTGTAGGTGGATTGTATGGTGGCTTTGTTTTATATCAAAAGATAGAATCAGTCGCTGGGCTTGACTTAGAAGAATATCAACTACAGATGGATGTAATGGATGCAAAGGTGACAGGTATATCTGAGAAGGTAGAAGAGTCAGTAGAATATAGTCGTGACATTAAGAATGGATTACGTTCGGATATATTGAGCATTGAGAAGCAGACTGACAGAGTTGAGGACATGGTACGTGAGTCGGAAGACAAAGTACGAAAGATGATAGATGACGCTGAGGTAAGGTTTGAAAACCAAAGAGAACGTGTCAGAGTATCACAAAGTGGCTCGATGAAGGAACTCGAAGATAAGTTAATGGATAAATTACAAAGGGCGTTAGATAACCCTTTAGCAGATTAGGAGACTAATATGAATTGGATTAAAGATAGATTAAAAGAGAGAACTACATGGGACGGAGTTGCTCTACTTGGACTTGGAGTAGTTGTAATATTGCTACCTAACTCAATCGACAACATTGCCGCTGGTGTAGCTATCGCTTGGGGTGCATGGACTACTCTTAAGAATGAGTGAATTTGATAAAGTAGATAAAGATGGAAGTGGCACTATAGATAGATCAGAGTGGGAAGCTCTTGAACTAGAAGATAGACGTAGACGACTAGATGATGAAGACGCGCAAAGAGATGCACAAAGACGTATGGCATGGTTCTGTTTAACAGGCATGCTTGCCTATCCTTTTTGTGTCGTATTAGCTAGTGCATTAGGATTAGATCAAGCGTCTTCTATCATAGGTTCTATGGCTTCCATTTACTTCCTATCAGTTGCTGGTATAGTTGGCGTATTCTTTGGCGTTACTAATATGAGCAAGAAAGAAGTGAAAGGTAATAACGGATAATGTTAGGACTAAACTTAATAGGTCAAGTAGCTAATTTAGCTGGTACTATGATCGAAGGTAAGACTGCTGTAAAGAAGGCAGAAGCTGAAACTAAAATGAAGATAGCTACAGGTGAGATCGATTGGGATATTGCCGCTATGAAAGCTACAGAGAATAGT